GGGGGGGACAGGCGCGGCGAGACCCGCAATAACAAGTGGGACTCTCGAAACCGGTTGGGATGTTATCATTATCGCGGAGCGGTAGCGGAGCGTGACGCCCCCCCCACCACCGGGCGTGTAGACAACGAAGTCGGGTATAGTATTACCCCGACTTCGTAGCAGACTTCGTAGCGGCCTTGAGTGCCTTTCACTCCGGTTAGTGACGCGATGGCCTTCAGACGATTCAGACGCTGGCGACGTATGCCGCTGCGCCGAAACAGGTTTCGCAGGAGAATATTTCGACATCGTCTGCGGCGTCGTGTAGTACGCCGCACGCCTACGTTATACGTAAAGTTGACAAGGACTATTCAGATTGCTATACCGCCAAGCGTTGAGTTTAATCAGCCTCTGCATGTGTCTCTAAATGATTTTGCTGAACATATCAATCTCGCCCCAAATTTTGAGAGAGTTAAGGCATTACGCCAGACAGTTCGTGTATATCCGCAGCAGAATGTCTCGAATACTTCGACGAGCCGTGTTGGCAATTACTGTATGCTGCCATACCACAAACCGGTTCCCACGTCGCTTATTAACTTTCCGACGGCGCTCTCCGTGGACAAGGCTAAGGTATTCCGGTGCACGCAGAAAGGCAGGATGTCGTTCGTCCCGGCCACTCGCCTTGATGCAGACGGTGTAGGTGGGAATCAGACTATTCGAACAGATTGGAGACCTGAGTTGGAGATAGGCTCTACGGCTACGAATGTTATAATGTATACGGGCATGATTGTATTTGAAAATATAAACGCAGGTCTTACTGGTACTACAGCTTATTATACTGTGGTGCAGGATTTGTATGTTAGGTATAAGAATCAGAGAAGTTTTATATAATCAATTTATTTCAATTTTACATGTAATGCGTCTTTCGAACGCTGCATTATTGTATCCAATAAAGTTGTAAAGTTTATTTGTGTCTACATTGCTCGTAAACCATATGCGTGTACTTGTAAATTCCTCGAACCCCCCCTTTATTTGTACTTTGTAAGGGTATCTGTCAGTAATTTTGAGTAGTTCGTCGTATTTGATCCACCCGTAGAAGTCGTCGATGATGACGTTCTCTTGTTGCTTGTATCCGTCCCACCACAAGCCCCTTGGCTTGTAGTAGATACTTTCTGCGTTGATACTCTCCGCTTCTTCAGAGCTCTCCTGCTTTTGCCAGTCCCAGGCGGTCCCCAATAGTAGTAGACCCAGGTTTTGTGTCTACGCGGCGTAATAGGATGTTGTATTTTGAGGTATTCGTTGATTCCTTTATAGTACTTGATATAAGCGATGGGATATAGCTGTGCAATGGCCTGTGTGGTGTTGGTCCCGTTCTGTATGGCAGAAACCACGTCGGCAAGATCGGATCTTGATCCTTGGCTGCATGGCGTTCCCTGTTCAAACCAAGTACCTGATTTTTTACAGTAAGCTTGGTTTTGTTCGTCGGATCCATTTGCCTTCTCAATATGGATTCCGTTATGCAGATGCTTTTTGATGGTACTGAAGCGCATGGGCTTTGATAAATTAGCGAACCCCTGCAGATGAGGGGTTCCGGTCGTCGGAGCGATTTCCTCTCCAGCGATGCCATATTTACAGTGTTGTATGAAAAAGTCCTTGACTGTTAATGTATCTGCAACTGTGTAGTTATTCCACGTGAAGCAGAATCGACGCACGGTACTGTTGGACATTGTGTGACACAACGCACGCTCTGTCTCAATATATAGCGCGCCGCGCCCCCTCCCCCCCCCGGAGCGAAGCGGAGGGGGGGGGGATGG